TCGCCAGCCGGTAGCGCTCACGGGCGACGGCTCGCTCATCACGGGCAACCGAAACAACGGCCTGCACTCCCTCGCAGGCGTGATGCGTCGCTACGGCATGGGCGAGGCGGAGATCCTCGCCGCGCTCAGCGTCACCAACGAAACGCGCTGCGACGTTCCGCTCCCGGCCTCGGAGCTGCGGCAGCTCGTGCACTCGGCGTCACGGTACGAAGTCGAACACGACGTAGCGGCGAACGCTGCGCTCGGGGACGACATCGCCCGCGACATCCTCGCGCTCGTCGAAGCGAAGGCGCCAAGCGAGTATTTCTTCAGCCGCGCGACGAGCTTCCTTTCGCAGCCTGCGCCGCTCGAGTGGGCGGTGAAGCGATGGGTGCCCGCATCCGGAACGACGATGGTCTTCGGCGAGAGCGGCGCGGGGAAGACGTTCGTGACGCTCGACATGGCGTGCAGCATCGCGGCGGGGCGCGACTGGATGGGCCAGCGCACAAAGCCCGGCGTCGTCGTCTACCTCGCCGGCGAAGGCAACTACGGCATCCGACAGCGTGTCGCCGCGTGGTGTCGTCACCACGGCGTCGAGCAGCTCGACAGCCTGCTCGTCTCGAACAAGGGCATCGACCTCGACTCGGCCTCGGCTGCGGCGCAGATCATCGCGGCGGTGCGCGAGCTCACCGACGCCGACTCGGTGATCGTCGTCATCGACACGGTGAACAATCACATGTCCGGCGACGAAAACGCAGCGCGCGACGTGCGCAACTTCTTCAACGCGGCCAACGTGGTCGCCTCCGCGCTTCGTTCGGCGGTCGTGCTGAACCATCACGTCGGGCACGGCGAAGGGGCCAAGGGGCGCGCGCGTGGGTCGAGCGCGTTCAAGGCGTCGCTCGACGCTTCCATCATGGTGTCGAAGGCCGACGACGGCACCATCGAGCTCTCGTGCGTGAAGATGAAGGACGCCGAAGCGCCGTCGCCGATGTTCGGGCGCTTCGAGCCCGTCGCGCTCGGGTGGGTCGACGAGGATGGCGAGGAGATCAAGGGGGCGGTGTTCGTGCGCGACAGCGACGCGCAGCAGGCCCAAGGACGCGCGAAGAAGCCGAGCCCGACCGACAAGGCGCGGCGCACGTACGAGGCCGCATGGTGGGCCGCTGGCGCTGAATTCCGAGACGGCCTTCCGTACCTCTCGCGCTCCGCTGCCGTCGCCTACCTCGTCGAGAACGGGATGCGCGAGAGCTCCGCGAAGCAGACGGTGAAGCCGAACGGAGGCAAGTTCGTGCAACAGCTCCTCGAAGGCGGGGCCATCGAAGCGCACGAACACGGGTGGCGGATGGTCGAGGGCGAGCACGCAAACGGTTTGCGCTTCGCAGCGAAAGGCCGCGGTAACGGCGCGTAACGGTGCACTCTGCATGGTGTTACGCTGTAACACTTGTCATAAGTTGACATGGTAACGCAAGGTAACTTTTCGAAGTGTAGGAAAAACGCTTGTTTTGTGAGCGTAACGTTACGCGTAAAGTTACCGGGGGCATGGCGCAGAGTAAGACGTAACGACGTAACTACCCCCCTTTATTATGTAAGGGGGTGTTACGCGTTACGCTACGCGCAGCGGCGCTCGACCATGATGCGCGAGGGAGACGAGTTGAAAGAGAATAGGACAGTGCTAAGGGGGTAAGCATGACGAGAAGGTACGAAGGAAATCCGATGTTCGATGACCCCGAATGGGAGGAGCTCGAATCGCTCGGTGTGCTCGATGGTGTCGAGTGGGTCGCCTTCTTGCGCAAGGAGTCGACCAACGGAACCAAGTGGCGACAGGTCAAGGTGTCCGCCAACGGCTACGCCGAAGCGAAGGCGAACTACTGGCTTGGATGGGACGGCAAGAAGATCGCGCGAAGCAAAGACTTGGTGATCATGTCGATCAACCGAAAAGAGCTCTTCAACGCGCTGCGAAAGCGCCTGAAAGGGCTTTCATGAGATTCGAAACACTCAGCCCGAAGTCGTGCACGGAGTGCGACTGCCATACGCACTACTTGGCCCACGCGAAGACGATGAGCGGGTCGACCGTCTTTCCGTACGTCTGTACGGCCTGCGGCAACGTGTCGGCGCAGTACGAGAAGCGCGCGACGGCGGAATCCATCTGGTCATCGGGCTACGACGTGCCGGAGGTCGAGACGAAGACGCGCGCTCGGTACCGAGACGAGATGCCGTGTTGCGTCGTCTGCGGCGCCATCGAAACCGAGCGCCATCACTTCGCGCCGCGGCATCTGTTCGGCGACGAGTGCGAATCGTGGCCAATTGCCGACCTTTGCCGCAGTTGCCACAAGCGATGGCATGACCTCGTGACGCCAGACATGGCGAAGCGTGCTAAGAAAACCGAAGGCGAACAATGAGTAAGCGCAACACACCAGCGACGAAGGCCGCGAAGATCGACGCCGTGCTCGACGGCATGGCGAAGGGGCTTTCGGCGTACAAGGCGACGAAGGCCGCTGGCGTTCCTTGGGGCACTTGGACCGAATGGGTTGCGACGGACGACGCGCTTGCCGTCAAGTACGCGCGCGCGAGGGAAACGCTCGTCGAACGCATGGCGCAAGAGCTCGCCGACATCGCCGACGAGCCGCCGCCGCTTGGCCCCGACGGGAAGGTCGACGGCGGGTGGATCCAGAAGCATCGGCTCCAGGTCGACACGCGCAAGTGGCTGCTTAGCAAGCTCGCCCCGCGCAAGTACGGCGAGCGCCTCGAAGTCGCTGGCGACGCATCCGCGCCGCTCCAGGCCGCCGTTACGGTGTCTTTCGTGAAGCCGGGGGACAAGTGACGCAGCGGGCGGCGCGACGCGTTTACGGCCCCTCCTGGCGCCAGCAACGCGGGGCGGCTCGGTGAGCGGCTCCGTCAGCCTACCCGACTGGGCCTCGGTGCTCTTCGACGAGGAGCCGCGCAACATCGCCGTGCGTGGCGGTCGCGGTGGCGGCAAGTCGCGCAGCATCGCGACGGCGCTCGTACTCCGAGCGGCGCAGAAGCCGCACCGCATCCTCTGCGCGCGCGAGATTCAGAAGTCGATCAAGGATTCGGTCAAGCGCCTGCTCGACGACGAGATCGAGCGCGCGGGCCTTCGCGCGTTCTTCACGTCGACCGACACGGAGATTCGCGGGGCGAACGGGTCGCTCTTCCTCTTCGCAGGCCTTCGCACGAACGTCGACTCGGTGAAGTCGATGGAAGGCATCACGATTTGCTGGATTGAAGAGGCGCAGAGCGTCTCGCAGGCGAGCCTCGACGTACTCATCCCGACGATCCGTCAGCCGGGCTCGCAGCTGATCTTCAGCTGGAACCCGAAGGCCGCAACGGATCCCGTCGACGCGATGTTCTGCGGCGAGACGATGCCGCCTCGCTCGAAACTCGTGACCGTCAACTATGACGCGAACCCCTGGTTCCCCGAAGTTCTCCGCGCCGAGCTCGAGTACGACAAGCGCCGCGACCCCGACAAGTTCCGGCACGTCTGGGCAGGCGAGTACCTGCGCAACTCGGAGCGTCGCGTGTTCAAGAACTGGCGCGTCGAGGAGTTCGAAGCCCCGCGCGATGCGGTCATTCGCTTCGGCGCAGACTGGGGATTTGCGGTGGACCCGACGGTGCTCGTGCGCTGCTACGTCGAAGGCCGGACGCTCTACGTCGACTTCGAGGCGTACGGCGTCGGCGTCGAGATCGTCGACACGCCCGCGCTATTCTTGACGGTGCCGGGCTCGGAGACGTGGCCCATCGTCGCCGACTCGGCGAGGCCGGAGACGATTGCGCACATGCGGCGGCATGGCTTCCCCAAGATCATGCCCGCGGTGAAGGGGCCGCGCAGCCTCGAGGAAGGCGTCGAGTGGCTGAAGTCGCACGACATCGTGGTGCACCCGCGCTGCGTGCACCTCATCGACGAGCTGACGCTGTACAGCTACAAGGCCGACCCGCTAACGGGCGCGGTGCTTCCGGTGCTCGACGACCGCGACAACCACGTGATCGACGCCCTGCGCTACGCCTGCGAGGGCGCGCGCCGGGTGCAGGCGGCGAAGCCCGTGCAACTCCAGCCGCCGCAACCCGTGGCGCACGCTTGGCGTCGGTGATACGGGGGAGACATGGCCGAGACGAAAGAAGCGAAGCTCGCACGCATCCACGACGAGGCCCTGCGCCGCTTCAACACGATCCAGTTCGCGCTTCAGGACGAGCGCCGTCAGTGCCTCGACGACCGGCGCTTTTACAGCATCGCGGGCGCGCAGTGGGAGGGGCCGCTTCAACAGCAGTTCGAGAACAGGCCGCGGCTCGAGGTGAACAAGGTCGCGCTCAGCGTGATGCGCATCATCAACGAGTACCGCGCGAACCGCATCACGGTCGACTACGTGCCGAAGGACGGGCGCGAGGCCGACAAGCTCGCCGACCTCTGCGACGGGCTGTATCGCGCCGACGAGCAGGATTCGGTCGCGGATGAAGCGTACGACAACGCCTTCGAGGAAGCCGTCGGCGGCGGCATGGGCGCGTGGCGCCTTCGCACGGTGCTCGAAGACGAGCTCGACCCCGAGAACGAGCGCCAGCGCATTCGCATCGAGCCCATCTTCGACGCGGACACGTCGGTCTACTTCGATCTCGACGCGAAGCGGCAGGACAAGAGCGACGCGCGCTATTGCTTCGTCATCAGCTCGATGACGCCCGAGGAGTACAAGGCGCAGTTCGAAGACGACCCGTCGAGCTGGCCAAAGCAGATTTACGACACGTACTTCGACTGGTGCTCGCCCGACGTCGTGTACATCGCCGAGTACTACCGCGTCGAGGAGCGCACGGAGACGCTGCGCGTCTTCCGCCTGCTCGACGGGTCCGAGCAGACGTACACCCGCGCCGACTTCGACGAGGACGAGACGCTCGAACAGATGCTCGCCTCGACCGGCGCAACCGAGCTTCCGTCGAAGCGCCGCAAGACGCGCCGCGTGCACAAGTACCTCCTCTCCGGCGGTCGCGTGCTCGAAGACTTCGGCCTCATCGCAGGCCCGAACATTCCGATCATCGTCACGTACGGCAAGCGCTGGTTCGTCGACAACATCGAGCGGTGCATGGGGCACGTTCGCCTCGCGAAAGACGCGCAGCGCATCGCGAACATGCAGCGCTCGAAGCTCGCCGAGATCTCCGCGCTCTCGTCGGTCGAGAAGCCCCTCTTCGACCCCGAGCAGGTCGCGGGGCATCAGTGGATGTGGGAGCAGGACAACCTGCGCAACTTCCCGTACCTGCTCTTGAACCGCCTCACGAACGCCGACGGCTCGCAGGCGCTCTCTGGTCCGCTCGGCTACACGAAGCCGCCGCAGGTTCCGCCCGCGCTCGCCGCGCTGATTCAGATCGCCGAGCAGGACATGCGCGACGTACTCGGCAACGCCGAGGCGGGCGAGCAGGTGCGCGCGAACGTCGCAGCGGAGACGGTCGCCGCCGTGCAGCAGCGCCTCGACATGCAGACCTTCATTTACGTCTCGAACTTCGCGAAGGCGATGAAGCGCTGCGGCGAGGTGTGGCTCGGCATGGCGCGCGAGGTCTACGTCGAGGAAGGCCGCACGATGAAGACCGTCGACGCCGAAGGCGCTGCGTCGGCCGTCGAGCTCCTTCAACCGACCATCGGCGAGACGGGTGCCGTCGAGATGGCGAACGACCTCTCGCGCGCACGCTTCGACGTGGCCGTCGACGTCGGGCCGTCGTCGCAGAGCAAGCGCAGCGCGACGGTGCGCACGCTCACGCCGCTCATCGCGGTCGCCTCCGACCCGCAGACGAAGGCCGTTCTCGAGGCCCTCGCGATGATGAACATCGAGGGCGAGGGCGTCTCCGACGTGCGCGCGTTCTTCCGCAAGAAGCTCGTGCAGATGGGCGCGGTGAAGCCGAGCGAGCAAGAGGCGCAGGAGATGGCGGCAGCGATGCAGAACGCGCAGCCGGA